GGGATTCATAGATTCCGCAACAAAAGGAAAAGAACAAAATGAATAACAGGATGGAGGAAAGCAAAGGAAAGCAGAATTAAGAGCTGACGGGCTCCATATCTCTGGATATGTCAATGTACCCGGAAGAGAATCACGACCAGTGCTTACACCACGCGGGAAAGTGATCGAAGTGATTGAACAGAGGGCATTTGAGCGTGCAATAAGCAGAGCAGCAGATATCAGGATGCTTCTGGATCATGACAGAGGACACGTCCTTGCAGATACTGCAGACGGGACATTGACCGTCAGGGAAGATGAAGTAGGGCTCAGAGCAGAATCTGTTGTAACTGACCCAGCGGTCATCGAAGGGGCGAAGAAAGGATTACTGAAGGGATGGTCATTCAATATGAAGAATGTGGTGGATTCTATTGAGGACAGAGCTGATCAGCTACCTATCAGGCATGTGAAAGACTTCGACATGGATGAAATCACACTTGTTATGAATAAAATTCCGGTATATTCATCCACATCTGTGGAAGTGAGAGCTGGAACAGAGGAAGAGGTGGAAACCAGGGCAATGTGCATGGAAACTACATATACAGAGAACCTTCCACCGAAAAAGGAATATGATAATACAAAGTTTCAGGAAAGAATTAATAAATTGAAAAAATAGGAGGAAAAATAAGAGGAATAAATTTAAAAAACTTGCAGAACAGAGAACACAGTATGAGCAGCAGTTACAGCAGATCTTAGACAAAGCTGAGCAGGAAGAAAGAGCACTGAATGATGAAGAAATGCAGTCCTTTGATGACCTTGAAAAGAAAATTAAAGACATCGATGATACAATCGCTGCATTACAGAGAGCCAGGGACATTCTGAAAAAACCAGAAGAAACAGAAGACCAGGAAGAAAAGGACAATAAAGAAACAGAAGACCAGGAAGAAAGAGCATTTGCGAACTACATCCGTGGTATTGTATCTGAGGAAAGAGCATCAAATCTGACATCCGGGGACAATGGAGCAGTGATCCCGACCTCTATTGCAAATAAAATCATCAAAAAGGTGTACGAAATCTGTCCAATTTATCAGCTGGCAACTAGATATGACGTGGGCGGTACACTGTCCATTCCTTACTACAATGAGGAAACTACAGCGATCACAATGGCATACGCTACAGAATTTAGCGAACTTGAATCCAATTCCGGAAAATTTAAATCTATTGAGCTGAAAGGATTCCTTGCAGGGGCACTGACAAAAGTATCCAAGTCTCTTGTTAATAATTCTCAGTTTGATATCACCAATTTTGTTGTGAACCAGATGGCTGAGAACATTGCAAGATGGATTGAAAATGAACTTCTGAATGGAACCACGGATAAAGTGGAAGGCGTATCTAAGGCGAAACAGGTTGTAACTGCGGCAGCAGGTACCGCGATTACAGGAGATGAGCTGATCGACCTGCAGGAAACTGTTCCGGATGTATTCCAACCATCTTGTATCTGGATCATGAACAAAGCCACCAGAACTGCAATCAGAAAGCTGAAAAATTCTGATGGTGATTATATTTTACAGAAGGATGCAACAGCAAAATGGGGCTACACTCTGTTTGGCAATGACGTGTTCTGTTCTGATAATATGCCGAAGATGGCGGCAGGAAAAACGGCAATCATATATGGAGACATGAGCGGTCTGGCTGTTAAGGTATCCGAAGACATGAATATTGAAGTCCTGAGAGAGAAGTTTGCAACAGAACATGCAATCGGCGTCGTTGGATGGCTGGAAATGGATTCCAAGATTGAAAATGAACAGAAGATTGCAGTTCTGAAGATGAAAGCAGCAGACTGAGAGGAATGACCGATGAAGATAGAAGCTATGGTCAGCTTCTGCGGAGTTCTGTCAATGTCAAAAGGAGAAATCAGAGATTACAGCGTTGAATCTGTAGTCTCTGACCTGATGGAAGCTGGTTATATCAGAGAAATTTCTGAAAAGACTGTGGAAAAGACAAAGCCAGATTTGCAGAAAGCAAGAACTACAAGAAAGACTGTGAAAAAATGAAAGTAAATGAGATCACTCCGGAAATTGTTGCGGAACATTGCAGAGCGGACGACTACAGCGAGGAAGAACTCCAGAGGATTCTTGATGCATCAAAAGCTTACATAAGATCCTATACAGGATTGAATGATAAGGAAATCGACATGCATGAAGATCTTGCGATAGCGGCACTGGTCCTGTGCCAGGATATGTACGATAACAGATCTGTTTATGTCGACAAAAATACGACAAATAAAGTGGTTGAAACAATTCTTGGGATGCATTGCGTAAATCTGCTGTAGGAGGTGTCTGTAAGGATTAATGCCGGAGCATTAAATAAACGTATTTTGTTTCTTAGATTCGTGACAAAAGAGGACGATATGGGACAGGACAGGGGAAACTGGGAACCATATAAAAAAGTATGGGCAACAGTAAAACCCTACAAATCTTCGGAATGTAACTTCATGGGGAAAATGAAACCGGAAGTATCACACCGGATATATGTAAGATTCAGAAAGGACGTCACTGCTGAAATGAGAATCCTTTATCATGGTCGAATGTTTCAGATTGCAGGACCACCAATCGATCTTGATGAGAAACATGAACTTCTTGAGATCCAGTGCGAGGAGGTGTTTGAGAATGCAGAGTATCAGCTTTGAATTCGACGCCTCCGAACTGGAAAGAGCACTCGAAACAGCATCCCGACAGTTCCTGGCATCTTCAGAAACTGTCCTCAAAAAAGAATCCAGAAGCATAGCAAAGGACTTAAAAGGCAGGGTGGACTCCGAAGCAGAGGGACATCATTATATAAGCCCGCGAAGCGAAAAAGAGCCAAAACCTCTGGCAAAGAGCTTCAGACAGGGAAAGGTAATACGATCAGGAAACAAAGTCACAGTTGCAGTTACGACAGTAGCTCCGCATTACCATCTCTACGAAGAAGGACATGCCATGATAACTCATAAAAGTAAAGACAAAACAAAGGGATTGAGGCAGGTTGGAGAAGTCAGGGGAAAAAAGACTGTGGCAAAATATATGGCGCAGCGTGCAGAACATGCAGAGCTGATCGGACAGGAACTTCTGAAAGAAATCTTGAGGGAGGCAGGGCTTGACACTTAAAGAGATAAAAAAAGCGGTCAATTCCGCTCTGAAGGAAAAATATCCGGACATAAAGATATACGGAGCAGATACGATAGAGGGGTATATGCGCCCTTCATTTTTTGTATATATAACACAGACTTTTTCGGAATCAACTAAAAATGCAGCTCACAAAAACGTAGAAATAGAGATCAATTTTATACAAAGAGCAGCGAATGAAGAGGAAGCAATGAAATTTTTCTCTGAAATGGAAGAATTATTTGGACAAAAAGTGACAGCAGGGAACAGAAACCTGAACACAAATAACATGGAACTGGATTTCCAGGGAGAAAATTTGAATATTCCTGTATGCCGGTTCGATGTAGAATTCTGGGATCAGATTCCGAGAAAAGAAAACTATGACACAATGAAAGAATTAATATTTGCACAGGAGGTAAGGAATTAGGGGTTTACCGGTGATGAATGTCGTATTTGTAGCGGCGGCGAGAAAATCAATTAGGCGATCTGAACGCGGAATAGTGGGAATGATCATAAAGGACGCGGTTGTCCCGGATGGAAATCCGATTACAATCTACAAAGAAAAAGACATACCCGAAACGTTGAGCACAGAGAATAAAGAACAAATTAAACTGGCAATGAAAGGAAATGATACAACTCCGCGAAAGATAGTTGTATATGTTCTTGCGAAAACAGAAGAAGATTACAGAAAGGCTTTAGAATACTTTGAAATAAAAAAAGTAACATGGCTTTGTTGCCCAACAGTAAAAACAGATGGCCAGGAAGAAGAAATTGTAACATGGGTGAGAGATCAGCGAGAAGGAAATAGAAATAAAATAAAAGCGGTTCTTCCGGACAATACTGCAGACAGTGAAGGAATCGTGAATTATGCTACAAGCGAAGTAACAGTAAAGGGGAAGAAGTACGGCCCAGAAGAGTTTTGCTCCCGGATTGCAGGTCTGCTTGCAGGAACATCGTATAAAATATCATCGACCTACGCAGTTGTCGAAGAGGCGAGTGAGTGTGAAAAGCTGGACAGAGATGCCTTAGATGCTGCAGTAGATGCAGGGAAGCTTATGCTTTTCTATGATGGGGAAAAAGTGAAAGTAGCCAGGGGAGTTAATTCTCTGACAACGGTTTCAAAAGGAAAAGCAGATCCATGGAAAAAAATACGTGTTGTAGAAACTATGGATATGATGCATGACGACCTGGTCCTGCTCGCAGAAGACAACTATGTTGGAAAATACCCAAACACATATAGCAATAAATGCTTGTTGATTTCTGCAATTAATTCATACATGAAAGAATTAGAAAGAAACGGTCTTATACAGGACTATGCAGTCGAACTTGATGTAGAGAAAATCAAAGAGTACATTATTGAAAATAAAGGTGTAACCAGAGACGAAGCGGAAGCAATGTCAGATGAAGAGATAAAAAAACAGTACACGGATGAAAAAGTGTTCATGAGGGCATCCGTAACTATTGTTGATGTCATGGAAGATATTAATCTGGAAATTACTGTTTAAGGAGGAACCACAAGGAATAATTACACACCAGATCGTGTTATTAATGGAACGTTTGGAGAGTGCTGGATTGATAATGATTATATGGCGGAAGCAACGGCGCTCCAGGCAAAGATGAAACTTGATACAAGCGAAGTAAAAAGAACAGGGACATTGGAGAAAGGATACAAAATAACTGGAATCAGTGGATCTGGTACGCTGAAATTAAATAAGGTTACATCCTATTTCTTGAAAAAAGTGTCTGAAAACCTGAAAAAAGGTAAAGCCACGAGGATGACAATTATCACGAATTTAGAGGATCCGGAAGCGTTTGGGGCAGAAAGGATTCGCCTGGATGACTGTGTGATCACGGAATTGACAATTGCAGACTGGGAAGCCGGAAAACTGCTGGAGGAATCAATCCCATTTAATTTCAGTGGTTTTGAAGTCCTTGATACAATAAAGGAGAAAAACATGAACTTAATTGACAAACTGCTTTGCGTAGACAAGGCGAAAACGGAAGAAAAAGAAACAAAAAAAATTAAATCAAAGAAGCTGGAAAGGTTAGTGGGAGAGGACGCAGAAATAACAATTAGAGAACTGTCCGGAAAACGTTATAACAGTCTGCAGGCAATGCTGTATGACAAGAATGGAAACAGAAATATGACAGCCACCTATGACTTTAATTTAATGTGCTGTGTGTATGGAATTATAGAACCAGACCTGAAAAACGAAAAACTCATGGAACACTTTGGCGTTTCGACACCGAAAGACTTGGCGGCGGTTTTATTTGGGGTAGAATCGGGATCTATTGCGAGCGAAATTGTTAAACTTTCCGGACTTGGAGAAGATGCTGAAGAAGAAGTAAAAAACTCATAAAGGTGGACTGCGAAGCAAGCGTGGCTTATGCGCTGTTCTGCCTAAAGAAATGGAAACCATCGGAATATTACGATATGGGCGCAGGTGAACGTTTGATCACTCGCGCCTTTTTAAAACAAGAATTGCAGGACATAAAAGAGGAGATGAGAGACAAGGGCAGGTAAGACAGTTGCAGCAGTTGTAAAGCTGATTGACGATTTCAGCAATCCGTCGAGAGAAGTAGCGGCACAGGCGCGCGACCTAGAAAAACGATTTAATAGTGTTGCGGGCGTATTTTCTCACGCAGGAGAGGCATTTACTGCTGCAGGAGAAACATTGACCAAGTCGGTCACTGCACCATTGGCAGCGGTTGGAACTGCGGCGATTAAATTTTCCTCTGATTCACAGGATGCCTTCCAACAGTTCGCGGCGGCAACAGGCACCGCATCGAATGAAATGGGAAAATATAAGGATATGATTAATGATATTTACAAGAATAATTTCGGCGAATCAATAAATGATGTCGCAGAAGCTATGGCAACTGTTAATCAAAACATGTCTTACATGGATGATTCGGCTCTGCAGAGATGCACGGAGTATGCTTACACTCTATCGGATACATTTGGAGTAGACGTAGCAGAAAGTACAAGGGCGGCCGATTCACTCATAAAGAACTACGGCGTATCAGCGAGAGAAGCCTTTAATCTTATGACACAGGGAATGCAGTCGGGCCTTAATTTTTCGGATGAACTTTTTGATAATATTGACGAATACTCTGTACAGTTCAAGAAACTGGGACTGGATGCAGAGGATATGTTCTCTGTGTTTGCAAACGGTGCACAGAATGGAGCTTTTAACTTGGACAAGATCGGAGATGCCGTAAAAGAATTCTCGATCAGGGCGATAGATGGATCAGACACAACAAAACAGGGATTCGAGGCCCTTGGAATGAATGCAGATGAAATGGCACAGAAGTTTGGGGCCGGAGGGAAAACTGCAAAAGAAGCATTCAATGAAGTAATAGAAGGACTTGCTTCTATGGACGATCCGGTAGCACAGAGTGCGGCCGGAGTAAACCTATTCGGAACCATGTGGGAAGATTTGGGACCTCAGGTTATAACATCCATGTCAACGGCGAGTGATGCTATAGATAAAAACAGAGAATCTGTCGAAGGACTGGTAAATGTAAAATACGATACATTATCAGGCGCTCTGGGAGGACTTTGGAGAACGATACAGGTAGATGTGCTGCAACCAATTGGGAACCAGTTGATTCCGTATGTCACAAAAGGGATTAATGCCATGCAGAAATTTACGGACAAATGGAATAAATTAGGGCCGGCAACTCAGAAGACGATAGTCAAATTTGCAGCAGTAGCGGCAGCAGCAGGACCAGTTTTACTGGGATTTGGAAAAGTATCTACCGGAATTGGAACATTAGTTTCTGATACGGGCAAAATCGGTAGTGTGTTAAAAAAATTGACCGGAGCATCCGGATTTTCCGGGCTTGCAAAAGTTATGACCGGCCCGTTTGGGATTGCGGCAGCGGCAGTGGCAGCAGCGGCTCTGCTGATCTATAAAAACTGGGACAGAATTGCACCGATCTTGCAGAAGATCGGACAAAGATTTGTGGATTTCTGGAAAACAGTACAGCCACAGTTGGAACCGTTTATTAATCTTGTAAAAGAAGTAGCGTCTTACTTGAAAGAGACGTTGGAACCTGTTTTCGAAATAGTGTGGAAAGCAGCAGGAGATTATGTTGTAAAATTCTTTGATGATGTAAGTGTCATAATCGATGGAGTGCTTGGAGTGTTCGAGGGAGTTATCACATTCCTGACAGGCGTGTTTCAGGGAAACTGGGAAAAAGCATGGAATGGAATCGTTCAGGCGGTAGGTAGCATTTTCGGAACACTGGAATCACTTGTAAAGACACCACTTAATGCGGTAATCAACCTTGTGAATAAAGCAATTGGAGCGATTAATAAAATAAGTGTTGACCTACCCAGTGCTGTTGGCGGAGGGCATATCGGATTCAATATCCCAACGATTCCGACTTTGGCGAAAGGTACTGATTACTGGCAGGGCGGAATCGTGCAGATCAGCGAAAAGGGTGGAGAAATTGTTGACCTTCCAACTGGAAGTAGAGTATATCCACACGATGAATCTGTGCGGATAGCACGCCAGGATGGAAGGAAGAATTATTCTATTGCAATTGCAAAACTGGCAGATAGCATCGTGGTGAGAGAAGAGGCGGATATCGACAAGTTCGCCGAGGTGATTGTAAAGAGGATTGAACAGGCAATTGATAATATGCCGCAGACAGCATAGGAGGAGATATGGAATACTGGTTAAAGAATAAAGACAAATCAATACAACTTCCTATAAGACCGGCATCATTCAACGTAACCTTTGAAAATACACATCAGACTGTTAATGTGCAAACAAGAGGGGATGTAACAATACTTGGGAAAAAAGGACTTAAAGCGTATACGATAGAGTCTTTTTTTCCGGCACAGGACTACCCTTTTGCAGACTATGCAAAAGACAGAAATCCTTGGGAGTATGTAAAGGAAATCCTCGGATGGCAGGAAACCCCTATTCAATTCATTATTACAAAAACAAAGATTAATAAAAATGTAATAATAACATCTTTTCAGTTCGGGGAAGACGACGGAACGGGCGATATAACATATTCAATCACTATGAAAGATTATCGTCCGCCAAAATACACGAAACCGTTGAAGGCAGTCCTGGAACCTGTAAAAACGGAGAAAAAGAAGCCAGAAAAGGAGAACAACCGCTCAGACAATAAACCAAAGAGAAAAATTCATACAGTAAAAGGAAATGACACCCTCAGGAGTATCGCAAAAAAATATTACGGTTCAGGATCCTATGCGAACAAAATCTACAATGCAAACAAGACTGTCATAGAAAAAGCCGCAAAAAAGCATGGACGTGTAAGCAGCGCGCATAATGGTGTAAACGGCTGGTATATATATGACGGGACAAAGCTGGTGATACCATGAAAATAATGTGGAATGATGCGAAAATAACCGGTTATGTAACGAGCGTGACTTGGGCTGGGAGTGCTAAACAGGCAGCCAGAACAGTCGTGTTTAGTGTTGCATACAGCCCGAATGATAAGAATGTCAAGACTCTTGGCATAAAATTAGGAGACAAAATTGTATTCTACCCAGGATATCCGGATGATAAAAAAACGAAATTTGTCGGAATTATTACCCAAAGAGAAAGAAAATCTGAAATGGGTGAGCTACAGTATACAGCAACTGACGGCATGATGCATCTCTTACGATCTAGCGGTACATACCGTTTTGCAAACAAAACCCCTGAAAAAATCGCACAGATGGTCTGCAGAGACGTAAAAGTAAAGACCGGATCAATTGCAAAAACTAAGATGCCTATTGCGAAAATATTCTTTCAGGAACGCCCGTATTATGAAATTATCATGGCTGCATACACAAAAGCATACCGAAAAAACAAGAAAAAATACATCGCACAAATGAACGGAGATAAGCTAGAGGTCATACAGAAAGGGAAAGTTATCCCCAATTTCCACATACGGCAGGGGGAAAGAATTACAGAGTCCTCATATACAGAAGATTTAGACAGCATGGTAAATCGTGTATATATCTATGACTCAAATAATAATAAAATTGGAAGTGTGAGTAACTCAAACTGGATAAAGAAATACGGCATATTTCAAAATGCGATATCCGTAGATAGTGGAAACGGGAAAACAGAAGCTAAGGCAGAACTGCAAGGCATAAATAAAACCGCAAATTTGACTATGATTGGGGACTACAGATGCATTTCTGGATTAGGTGTGATTATAGAGGACTCCAGGACCGGACTGAAGGGAAAATTTTGGATAGAAAATGACAGCCATGAATGGAACGGTGGAGTTTATACGACAACTTTGGAACTTGCGTTCAAAAACGTGATGGATATTCAGGAGGAAGACGAGGAACAGATTGCGAATTCTGCAGGCGGCAGCAGTACAACGACCAGCAATGCACTGGATGATGTACTGAATCAGGCACGAGCATGGATCGGAATATCAGGAAGCACGAATGAAGCCACACAATACTACGGGTACAATGGAGTTGCATGGTGCTGCATCTTTCAATGGTCAATCTTCAATAAATCTGGACATGGAGACCTGTTTATGGGTGGAGGAAAGACTGCAAGCTGTTCTGAGGTGACACAATGGTACCAGGCAAGGGGAAAATTTGGAACAACGCCAAAAGTTGGCGCACTGGTAGTATACGGACCGGGTGGAGGAAGCCATATAGGCTTGGTGGAAAGTGTTTCCGGATCGGGAATCAACGATTATGTGTCTATTGAGGGAAATACAAGCGGTGCAACAGGTGGACTTGCAGCACGAAAGCAGTATGGAAATCGAAGAAGTGACGTATACGGATTTTGTTACATTGACTATCCTGTTACAACAATATCAGTTGGAAGCGGTACAGCAATATCCGGAACAACTGTAAATATTCCATCGTCCGTCCCGCAGACAGGGATTACCGGCAACTACACTTGCTATCCACAATTTTACGGAAGATGGAATGCAGGAACGACGCAAAGAAGAATTTCTGAAATATGGGGACAAAAAGGAAAGACTGGAAGCCCTGAAAACATAGCAACCATAGATGGTTATTATCTGATTGCTGTAACACAGAAATTTGGACAAGTAGGAGATATTGTATGCGTGGTACTGGCAAACGGAACAAGAATAAATTGCATGATCGCAGATGAGAAGAACCCAGGCGACAGCAATTACACAGAATGGGGACACGACCTCGGAGGCGGAAAGGCAGACGTAATTGAATGGGAATCGATGGTGTATGGATTTCCAAACGTGGATAAATGGAGAGGCCAAAGGGTAACGACTATTATTAACGGAGGAAGATATCAAGGCCTATAAATACATATGAACGATTCGTAGAGCAAATGAGAAAAGCTGGAAAATTCTATAACGCTCCGGTACCTCAACTTGGAATTATGATGGAGTCAGGAAAGGTCAGAATAGACACAATGACATTAAAAAAAGAAGATTATTTAATAGATTGTAATTTGCGCTTGAATCCGAACAAAAAAATATTCCTGCATGCTTCAGAACCTGAATCGGCAGAATATATGACAGACTCCGACCATAATGTCACCATGGAGGAATACAGAAAAAACATCTTAAAAGAAGGAGATATCGTTCTTCTCTTGAAACTGCATAAACATGAGAAATACATTTTGATTGCAAAGGTGGTGGAAGCAGAATGATGTTTCCGTTTGAAGAAACTGAAGAAGAAACTCAGGAAGAAAATTTATATATTCCCCGGGAATATGGAATTGATTTTGAGACAGGGCAACTTTCCGGAAAGATAGTCGAAGGATACGATGCGCTTCTTGTGTGGGCGTGGTTGGCGTTAAGAACACCACGCTATCGGTATTATATCTATTCAGAAGATTATGGACAGGAATACGAGAATCTTGTAGGAAAGAGTTATTCTGAAGAACTGACAGATTCTGAACTGGAGAGGATGACGGAAGAATGTCTGACAGAAAATCCGTATATAACCGGAATTGAGAATTTTTCATGCGTAAAACAGGAAGAAAAGATTACACTGACGTTCAGACTTATAACAGAACTTGGCGACGGGGAGGTGAACACAGATGTTTGAAGAAATGACTTATGAAACAATAATGCGCTCAATGATGGAAGATATGCCGGATGATATCGACACATCGGAAGGCAGTCTGATATTTAATGCATGTGCAAAACAGGCAGTAAGACTTGAGGAAGCTTATTTGATACTTTCGGGAATTGAGAAAAATATGTATGCGGACACTGCGGATTTGGAACACCTTATCAGGAATGGAAATGACAGGGGATGCTACATCAATCAAGCGACATATTCAGAAATTACCGCTCAATTTAACTGTGAAGTGCCGCTGGGGTCGAGGTGGAACCTTGGTGAATATAATTACACTGTTTTTAATGTAATAAATGATGCGGAACATATATACAGACTTGGATGCGATGAACCAGGAGCAGAACCAAACCATATTACAGGAGAACTTGACCCTATTGAATACGTGGAGAATTTCGAATGGGGTAGAAGTATCAAATGCATTCTGGAAGGCACTGATCAAGAAGAGACAGAAAGCTATCGCGCAAGACTGTTGGCAACTTATAATTACCGAGGATTCGCCGGAAACCGAGAATATTATAAAAGCCGTGTTAAAGAGCTGAGAGGTGTCTATGGATGCAAGTTGGAACGGGTTAAAACGCCATCTGACAGAATTGCGATAACTATCATTGGACAGGACTATAGAACACCATCACAAGATGTTATTACTGCAACACAGACGGCAGTGGACCCGATTGTAAACAGTGGAGAAGGAGAAGGATTTGCACCCATCGGACACAGGGTGTCCATTACTGGAGTAAAAGAAACAACCGTAAATATCACAACGACTATAACATGCGAATCCGGATACACTACAGAAGCTTTGACGAGCTATATTAATCAGGCTGTTGATGAATATCTGCTTAGTCTTCGAAAAGAATGGGAAGAAAACGACACGATTATTGTACGTATTTTGCAGATAGAAGCTGCGATTGTAAAAATTAAAGGAATAATAGATGTCACAGGAACACTGATCAATGGGACAGATGACAATCTACAGATAACAGATAAATCAGTCCCGGTAAAAGGGGAGATTACATGCACATAAAAGTGGAATATCCGGAAGCTGTAATAAATATCCGGGAAATAAAAGCGTGCATCGACGCAGGAGACACGATTGGCGAAATTCTTGAAAGACATTTGGAAGAAATAGATCAGGATATCACAATTAAGACATCTGCAGAGTCAGGCATACAGCACAGAGAAAAGATCCTTGGAATCCAGCCTCTTGATACGGCGAGCCTGGAAGACCGGAGACTGGAAGTTCTTTTGAGGTGGTGGTCAAGCCCTGTATACACAGAAACAACATTACGTCAAAAGCTGGATGCTACACTCGGAAAAGAAAATTATATACTAAAGATAGATCTGGACAGAAAACTGCTGTCATGCCAAATCGAAGTGACAAGAAAATATATGTCCAACAGCGTCAAGAACCTGTTTGAACAGATGGTACCACTTGACTATTTGCTAGAAATAATTCTTAGATACAATCAATACAAAAAATATAAACCTTATACATATAAGCAACTAAAAGATAAGACATATTACCAGCTGCGGAATGAGGAGGTAACATTTGCAGAAAACAACTAATTATGGATTCCCAAAACCAGAGGATGATGATTTCTTTAACGTGAAAGATTTCGCAGACATGATGGACAAGGTCGATGAAACTCTTGCAAAAGTAGAAAATGCTGGAGGAATTTATGTCGGAGGGACAAACCTTTCGACGGAAGCTACGATTAACGATGGAGAAGCAGAATACCCTGTTCTGAGCAAAAATGCAAGCTCTATATCAGAAATAACGTTGTTCTCAAAAAGTCTTGCACTGAAAATAGGAACATATTCAGTTATGATTCGTATGAAGGTTTCAGATATATCGAAAACCGATTCTGTTATATCTGTAAAAATCAGAAAAGGATCATATACCGGAGAGATCATTAAAGAAATCCGCATTTCACCAAACATGTTTGATGCAAACAATAAATATAAGATTTTGGGAACTGTCGTAGACTTTGGGGAAGTAAAAAAAGGTACGAAAATGTACATCGAAGCGTCGATTTTAAAAACAACAATAATGGAAACAGTAACAATTGACTATATGCTCGTGAACCCGGCTTACACGTCAGTGTCAGCAGTATAGGAGAAGAATAAGGATCATAACAGCTGAATCTTTGAAACGGATCAAAGAAAAAGTAAAAAAAACAATGATGAGCAGAACAGCAGAACAAATGGGAGGATCAC